TAATGGAATATAAATTTTACATAACAGGCAGCCATGGATACCTGGTTGTTAAAGATAGAGAGCTAGACGATCTAGGCATAGCCAACAAGATCAGCCCGTTCAGCTACCAAATGGGTAACAAAGTTTACCTGGAGGAAGATTGTGATGCTTATATGTTTATGAATACATACAAAGCAACCCAAAGAGATCCAATGATTATTGACTGGATTCACAAGGAAATACCAAAAGATAAAATGACCAGATATGACAAGGGAGTAGCATGAACATATTTATAGACATGGACGGAGTGTTAGCTGATTTTGTCAAAGGAGTAGAAGGGCCAAAGTTTTTAAACGGCCCTTTGGATCCTGGTACCTATGATGATAGAAAAAAAGATTTAAGTGACCAGGGACTGTTCCTGGAGTTACCAATTATGCCAGGTATGCAAGATCTAATTAATTATGTAAAAGGCACTGGTTTGTATTGGGAGATCCTAACAGCAACTGGTGACGTAAACAGGAAAAGAGTTGCAGCTGATAAATATTTCTGGATTAGAAAAAATGTTGATCCTGGAGTTCTTGTAACATGCACCATCAAAGGCAAACATAAGGCCGTTTATGCCAGGGAGGACCACATACTAATTGATGATAGAGCAGATAACATCAACGCCTGGATACAAGCTGGCGGTATTGGGATCCTACACAAAGACGCCCAGGACACTATCAAAAAACTTAAATTAATAGTATAAAAGAGTAGACATGTGCATTGTACATGCTATACTTAGTGGGTAATGAGGTTGTTAAATAAGGAGGAAAAAATGACTAATAAACACAAATGGAACGATGAAAGATATGTTGGTGGCATTGATGCTGGTGACAAGATCTATTACAAAGGTGACATGGCCAACATACCTGGTTGGGGAACTGTTACCAAGGTTGTGCCTTGTGAGTATTACCACAAAACAGTAACTATTGAGTTGGAAGATGGAAGAGTTCAGAATGTCAACCCTTACATGTTAGGTTGTCAGACCGAGGTTGATAAACCAATCTACAACCAGGGTGGTTTACAAAGACATGTGATGGCTTACAAAAAAACATGGGAGGTAGCGTAATGGATATTAATAAAATAAATCACTTTGTTGATAAGAAAAAAGCAGAAGGCAAGAGGGTTGCGCTGTACGATGGAGCTGATATTGGTTTACCAGGTACTGTTGCTGTCGTTGATTATGAGGGTGGTTATTATCCTTGTGTTGATCTTGAGATTGGTGATTGTGCGAATTGGAACCAAGAAAAGATTAATGCCTGGAATACTAATCAAGGTTTAGATAAAAACACAGTTGATATGATTATCAACCAAAGCATGTGGCCAAGCCACAATAAAAAGGAGGTAGCGTAATGGAATATGTAATTAGAACACATGGCAATGGCTGGTTTAACTTTGAGGACTTGCCTCAACATGGCAACTATATTCAAATTCACAACATGAATTGTGGTACTGACAGAAAAGCAATTAACAGAGCAAGAAAAATAATCGGTGACAAAAAAGCTAAAATTGTAATAAAGGAGGTAGCGTAATGAAATACAAAAATCCATATATTGATTGTCCCCAATGCGGAGACTATGAAAGCTTTTTAGCTGTTGATCCAGAATTGGGAGCAGACGAAGGAGGTCATTGCCAATCTTGTGACCTTGAAATAAAAACGCCTAGATGGCTGTCAGAAACTGGCAAGGTGTTTGGGAGGGACTACATATAATGATTGATTGGAAAAACTGCAAAGATGCAATTAATGATAACCAGTATTGCGACAAAGGTGTAGAGGGTTGTGACTACTGTGATGATATGGACTATGTTTTAACGTATGAAAAAGAATATAGAAAGTGTGAGGATTTTGGTGCTATGAACAAAAACGCCCAAAAGCATGTAGAAGCTATTTATAAAAAAAGAGGAGTAAAACAATGACTAGAATAATGAAGGAGAAAACTTTAATAAACAAGATCAACAAGATCTATCCAAAAGCAAAGGCAACGCCATTGTGTGAATACTATGATGATCCAAACAAGGCTGGCATCTGGTTCAGAGGCAGTGAAGATAGCATGGCTATTGATGGCTTGCCTCTTTATGATATTTATGAGGAAGCTGGATACGAGATAGCCCCAGAGATATGCAATATTTTAGATAAGGCTGGGTGGGAAGCTTGCCCTTATGATGCTGGAACTTTGATGGCTTACCCAGGATAGGAGGAATTATGAACTTATTAAAAAAACTATTCAGAAAACCAGCCAGGCGTAAAGCTTGGCATGGTTCTTATTTAATTAATCATTTTCTAAAAAACTAGGAGGTTAGACAATGACATTTGCAAACGAATTTCAAAATGACTTTTACACCTGGGAAGATCATATCCCTGGTATAGATAAACCAGTTCTCTGGGAATACAAAAACAAAGATAAGTGTTTTTACCAATGGCCGATGTGGAAAAGATCAGATTACAAGATCTTAATACAATTAACCAAAGACCAGAAAAAACTAGCCCTGGACTACTTAGACGAGCTACACGCTCCACTTAACGAAGAGACAAGGCATCATAACAACGAGAAAGCAAAAGCCAGGAGGGCCGCTCAATGATTGACTGTATAGAAATTCTAATCGTGCTTTCATTCATGGTCTTTTGCCTACATGGAGCATATTTAATAATTACCAGGGAGGACCAAGACAAATGAAGATAGACAGAAGACGAATACCAAAGCATTTGAGAAATCTAAGAGATGACCAGATACAATTATTAATTTTATTATTCACGGAAAGACTATGACATTTGACCAAGCATTAGCAAAATATAAAGCTCATATGGCAGACAATGGAATCACTGGCGATTATGCCTACATTTCAGAAGATACCTCTAAAACGAACACAGAAGGCGCGTGGTTACTTAAAGACATAGACGGGGACAACATAGCCTACGTTGACAAACATGGCGTTGAGAGGCTTTAGAAATGACCACAGAACAAATAATGAAACAAATGCGCGATAAATACGGCTTAAACCAAAGCGGTGGATGGAAAAATGGTTTAACACCAGAGAAACTATTAAGGATCGTATCTAAAGATGACCGCACGAAACTAACCAGGGCGTTTGCAAAAGATAAACGCTATAAACATATTAACCAGGAGTAACCAATGTCAGGGAAAGGAAGTACGCCAAGACCAATTCCAGATCGTAAAAAATATGAATCTGAATTTGATCGCATCTTCGGCAAAAACAAAAAGAAAAAAGAAACCAAAGATAAAAAAGAAAAGAAGTGATTGAGGCAATTAAACTAATAATTTTAACAATGGCTTTAACTACCATTACAGCTCTACTTGTTGTAGAGTTAATAGTTAGATGGATTGATCGCTCTGATTGATCCTCTCACGAGCGCTCGCGGGAACTCCTCCATTACAACCTTCCGTGTGCGCTCACCTACAATAGATCTACCAGGCCCACTAACAAAAAATGCTTCTTACCACCAGGTTGTGATTTCCTTAATCTTTTCTGCTCACCTTCCAGGACACACCACACCACCTCTTTCTCAATTAACTCAGTCATAGCTCTACCAGATGTTTTTCTATTAACCCCAGTCATCTTTGCATAATAACTAATTGCATCATGGCTGCTCCAGGTTTCATATCTCCACCGCTCGCATAGCGCCCACATAATAAGCTTCGCACTCACGGATAGATCCGTCCGCCCGCACTCGCGCCTGTACCAAGCCCATACCACTGCTCTCACCCTGGAGAAGTCTCCATCTCTCCTGGCTAGCTCTAACGGGACAAAGACTCCCGCTCGCTCCCGCTCGCTCGTGTGTGCCGTGATCCACCAGTGGTCCTTGTCTATTGTTTTAAATCTTTTCATTTCTTTACTTCTCTTTTTTCCCTGGAAGCTGAACCCCCTCAAGGGGTTCGCTTCCTATATACCATGGTATGGTATGGATATATGGGAGCCTCTTACTAGAGTTATGTCCCTATCTTGGTCAAGGTATGTCCCTAACACTCCCATACTATGTCCCTAACACTCCCTATGGTTATTCCACATCAAATTGTTTTTTTTGGTGATATACGAGAACCAAGGCATCGCATTTAGGGCAAGATAGATTAGTTACAATTTCGTAATCTTCATTGTCATAATCTTCGCCCGTATGATCGCCACCCCAAATTAATTTTTGGTTACATTGCCAACAGTTCATAATTTTCTCCTAAAAATTGTCATATAAATTACTGGTATCTAGCGGTTCATTTAATGGTTCTAAAACACCGTTGCGTCTAAATAATGTTTTTGCAGAATAGTCTACGCCTCCGCTGTTGGATTTTACAAGTGCGCCTCTTACCACCGCCATTCTGTCGTAGGGTACATGTTGCTCTTCACAAATCCTTTCACAATCCTCTGCACTTGCCAGGGCCATTGTGAGGCAGAACCTCTGCGAATCGACGAGTGACGAGGCGCCCCTCACGCTGGTTCTCTGAACCATTTGGTCATCTGAGTCTACGGTTAAACCTTGTTTGTTTAAATGATGTACGGTTAGCGTGCAACACTGTAACCTTGCGCTTATGTTTGCACAGTAAGATCCCCACAACTGGCCAACCTCGTTACTACTAGAAACATTACCAGTGGTAAATGCCTGGAGCGGATCAAAACAAACCAATTTAATATTTGGTATTGATTTAATTTCTTCCACTAATTCCATTGCAAGATCCGTGACACCTTCTTCCCTCAATAAAATCATTGGTTCTTTCTGCTCTGGAATCGGAAAGATATAAACCTCATGCTCTGATTGAAATCTTTTTCCCAGGGGATCCAGGAGTTCTAGTCTTCTGTGGATCTCTGGAAGATCATCTTCACTGGCAAATATAATAGAGTTACCACGCTCAGTAACATCTTTTCCCCACCATCTTCCACCACAAGCTATGCACAATGCCAATTGGATTACACTTAATGATTTACCAACTCCACCAGACGCTGCCAAGAGTCCTGGTTTACCCATTGGTATCAATCCCTCTACTAAAAACTTTTGTGGTTCTGGTGTGCCTACCAGGTTACGAATAGCATACTTTTGTATACCAAGCTTGTGTTCCATCAACTCAGCTTTCACTTTATCTAAACCATGCTTTAAATATAAGTCATTGTAATCGCCACGCTCGCTGGGCAGACGCACGGCCACGTTGGGTATTGCTGCTGCACATTCCTGGGCTTTCTTTTCACCCACGCCGTTGTCATCGTGATCCAGGGCTAAAATAATTCTAGCACCCGTTAACTTGCGAAATTCAGAGACTGCATCCAATGTAAAATTGGCACTAAATACGCAAGCCACGGGAATCTGGGTAGCTTCATATATTGTTGCGGATGTTGAGTAACCTTCAGCTACTACCAATCTTTCACAATTAGCTAATTCGTTAAATGTAATTCCAATAAGAAAAACATTACCTTTAATTTCTGATGCGGAGGCAAACTTTTTACCCCCTTTTTTATCTATGTACTGTATAGATCTGATGGCACCTGTAGTAGAATACACGGGAACAATTAAACTACCGTTAGATTGTTTCAACCCATAGTTTTTAACCTTTTTATTTGTGAGATACTCATGCTCGACAACATCGTTGCATTTATTAAATTTTTCCCGTATCTCTTCTGCCACCTCATCTTGCTTAATTTTTCTATCAATTTTCGCTTGCTCAGATGCTTCTTGCATTTGTTTATGTAAAGCTTCTCTGTCCACCTGGCTTAAAGTATTAGAATCAACTGAACTCCACTTACCCTCAAAACCTGTTTTCCAATTACCAAATGTTGCGAAGTAGTGACCGTGTAATTCATTAACAACATAATAACCAGACTTAGAACCGCCTAGGTCTGGCTTCATTCCAGGTAGAGCGACTGGCACCCTAACAATTTTACCTGTTGATTCCAGATGATTGATTTGCAAACCTTGTGCCTGCATCTCATGTATTAAGTCGTTTGTTGTTTTTTTATGTGTATTTGTATTTTTAAGTTCTGGTATTATATTGTTATCTTTGCAGTATTTTTTTAGATCCATTTATAAGCCTTTCGTCATCTTCCCTGGCCCTGGCGTTGGCCCAGTTTAGATATTCTCTAATGATTGAAACAAATATTTTTTTTCTATCGTCCCTTTCCCATTCATGCAAGGGTTCGCCTTTGTTGTCAATCAATAATTTTTTGTATAAATTTTTGGTGGATGCTATAGCGTACTCAGTACCAATGTCATTAAGTTGCGCCTTGTTAGGGAGGCGTTCGCCTTCACCTAGTTTTTTTAAATGAGCCATACAGCATGCTCCAAGCCAATGTTCTTTGTCTTTCTTTAATAAAGGCCCCGCTGGTGCTTTACAATATGCACACAGCGTTGGCCTGTCGTTGTTGTCAAAATTAAAATGGTGCGTCATCGTCTAGCGTAGTTGATCCCATCTTATCAAGATCTTCCGCAGACGGAGATGCCTCTATAGGCTTCTCACTTACCACTTTTGGTTTTTTATCAGTAGGTTCCCATGTTCGGCCCCAGTCCTGGTCAACTTCAAAAAAGGTACTTCCTTCTTTTTGTTTGATAACGGCAGATACACTTTTACCCATAAATGCGGTTTCAGTATCACTAGGCAATTCTTTCAAGCCCATTGCTTTACACATTGCAAGTAATGACTTTAGACCATTTTGCACTACTTTTTCATTTTCATGCCTGGTTGTAAATAACGCGTCAACGGTTTGAGCTGTATCACCAACTTCAAATTTTGCGCTATATCCTTCCCAGTTCTGGTTTCTTTCGCTTGTTAATACTGTTTCGCCCTGGAAGTGCAACACATGCCTACCAGGTTTCAAATTTATTCTATCGTCATTTGTGACGTCAACCTTATAATTACTTAGATCCATAATTTACTCCTTGTTTAAATCCAACATTTATATTCAACACAATCATCCTCTTCAGATCCGCAATAGTTACAATAACCATCAGTAAATTGCGGATCTTCTCCAGGGTTATGCTCGTTATATTCCTCAGAGATTATCTCGTTCATTTCAACATCTCCCCTCTTATTGTTTCCCAGTCCATTGGTATCTCATCAGGTAAGTTGTACCTGTTTTTAGCTAAAAATGCTGGCTCTTCATTTGTGTAAATGATTCTATCGCCACTTACAGTTTTAGTAGTCATGCCACCGCTCTTGCCTTGTACCTTGATAGTACCAAGTTTCTTAGCTGCAAAAAAACATGCGTCTGAGTGTTCTAATAACAATGCAGATGCTTTTCTGTGCAACTTGAGCGAGTAACGGTCATAAGGTTCAATCCTGGGATCTTCTACCTTTCTGACTTCGCTATGACATATCTGGAATATCATCATGCCCTTTTCTCTAAGCACATTTAACGCGTGTATATATTTGCGCCAGTACGTCAATGTTTCGGTATAGCCTTTCCCGAAACTTGGCTGGTCAATCGATTTCCAACCATTGTCCTGGCATGCTTTTTCCCACAATAAATTTTCTAACCAATCTAAGGAGTCAACACAAACTGTTTTATAGTCGTGTGTTTCCTGCGCTAGCTCGTTTAGGTTCTCCATTACATCTTCAAAAGATTTGCAACGTATATTGTCCATTTCAATCTTTCCCAAACCGTCTTCCACGTCTAATAAGATAGGGTTTTTGGTTTGTGAAGCTAAATGTGTTTTACCAACAGCAGGGCCACCGTGAACAATAATTCTAGGTGGCTTCTGTTTGCTCTTTTTTCTTATATCAGCTAAACCCATTATGCAGACTCTATAACTGATTCAGACTCAACTGCATCTTGTAATCTTTTACTATATTCAGCTCTTAAAATATCAAGCTTTTCTAGTTCAAAATTTGCATTACCAACTAATTCATTTTTCTGTCTCTCAACATTAGCTAATTTGTTGTAATGTATCTTATTGTCTTCAGTAAGATCGTCATACGCATATTCAGTTCCACCCTCTTCAAAGCTAAACTTTATAGGTTCTTGTTGTACTTCACTCATTTTTTTTCCTTGTTATTAAGTTTATATAAATCGCAGATGCTTCTTGCGTTACACCAGCGACAATGATCCCCAAATACATATTTAGGGTTTTCCTCTTCACACGCATCAACTGCGGGCTGTAAGAAATCGTAGGCCCAATCCACTAAATACTCAGCGGTTGTATGCCATGTCTTGATGGGGCCACCGCCCCAGGTTGCTCTAGGTTGCACTATGGTAATTTCAACCTCAGTGTCTTCACTACCATATCTTGATAACGCTCCCAAAGCGTAAATCATTGCTTGTTTGTTTTGATCTGGACTGACGGGATATTTACCAGTCTTTAGATCTATGACACACATTCTCTTAGGGGTTACGATAAGTGCGTCAGCGTATCCATATAGATTATCTGAAATCTCTTCCAGTCTAACCTTTTGTTCAACAAGCAATCTCCCGTCAATTTCTTTAGTGCGATTTTGCACATAATCTACATAAACCTTGGCACAATCTATCATGTCCTGGTCTACCTCTATTTCAAAATCCTCTACAAATTCTTTTTTGCCTAGCCAATAATCCTCCAGGCTAACGTCTACTAAAAAACCTTTTAGTAATTGTTCAGTCATGGAATGTATTAATGTACCGACAGCAGCAGGTACTCCAACCTGGTAGTCAACCTTTGCTGCTAGCTTTGGCATCCCTGGACATTTTGTCCATTTGTCTGATGCAGATGGGCTAAGTAGTGCGTGCTTCATTTGATACCTTTGACTCTTCCTCTACCTTTAAGATCTCTTCCATGTCATAGACAACTTTTCCAGCCAACTTTACATAGTCTGGCCCCATCTTTTTATTTCTCCAGTTTTCTATTGTTCTAGGTGATCTCATCCAGCGTTCAGCGAGTTGCTTAGTATCAATAAACTTTTTTTCACTATTACTCATGTTTTACTCCTCTTTGTTTTGATTTTTATAATCATATACGCTAATATACTCGTTATCAAGCATTAATTTAAAAATATAGGAGGAATTATGAGCATTGATAATATAACACCAGAGCAATGGGATCAATCAATAGATAAGTTGGCTACAAACAACCAGGTAGGTGGCACGCACTATAACCATTTGAAAATACAACCAATTGATTATATATATGCTAATAAGCTATCCTATAACTTAGGTAGTTGTTTGAAGTACATAACTAGAAGTAAAGGAGAAAAAGAAGACAGGATAAAGGATCTACAAAAAGCCATACATTTTATCTGTCTTGAATTAGAAATGGTACATGGTGTTGATTGCGATGGTAACGACATTGGCAAATACTCTGTAGAAGTATCAATAAATGAGTAAGGTAATTATGAATTTATGCGAGTTTGAAGATCCAATTTTCATTGAGAGAAATGGAAGGAAGCCTGTATATATAAATAAACATCTGGCTAAAAAGTTTGCTGATTTCTGTGAGAACCAAAAAAAGGATCAACATAAAGTTGCTGAGTATTTAATATCTTTGGGTATTAATACTATAGAGCATTATGAAGATCCTAAAGTTCTTCTGGACATCGAAGCTCTTTAAATAGATCTTCTGTATTTTGCAACGAATCTGTTGCTTGGATATCTTTGTCTTCAACGGTTATCTGTCCTTTACCACAAGGGAAAGCAAATAAAACCTTTTGACAATTTAGTGCTACCAAAGCATACACATCTATATCACCCTTCTTATAAAACCTATTTTTAGAATGAGAACCACAACGCAAATCAAACCTCCAGTTTTTTCTAGCTTTCTCTATTTGTTTTTGTGTTTTGACCTGGCACTTGTAAAGAGTGTGGTCAACCTCAAAGATGATGTCGGCTTTAGATCCGTGTGGCATCACGGTAACGGTGTCCGAAAAAGCAGAAAGCACCGAGGCTACTAAATATTCTCCAGAACGGCCAACTCTTTCTGATTGGCGGGACATTTAACTAATTCAGCAGGCTGTTTAAATACTCCAACCTTTGTAGCTCTTCTGGAGTCATTTGTTTTTCTTGCTCTCTACCTATTGCGGATCCCAATCTTGATGCCCTGGCGGTTGGCAACACGGCTTGTTGTGGTATTGCTCCAAAAGCTCTTCTCGTTTGCCCTGCTTTTAATGCAGCCTCACCCATAAGCCTGGGTGATTGAAAAGGTAAGGTTGCTGCCAATCCTGGTTCAAGAAATGATGCTATGGCTGTCCCAGAGCCAACTGCACCCTGTAAACCTCTTGGTCGGAACTCACTTAAAGCTTGTCCAGCGAGATCTGGTAAAAGATCTGGATCTAATTTATTTAGCATGTCCAATCTATTGCCATAAGATGTGTTGACATTATTTCTCATCGTTGACTGTAATTTTCTTAAAGTAGTTCCAGCTGCACCTTTTTTATTTAATGATAATTCTTTTGCTAATTGTATTTCTAAGTTTAACGCCTCTTCATAAGGCCTCATAACATCTGCATATCCTGGTACTTGATCTAAAATTTCATTTTTTACTTTAGATCTTATGTCTGCAATAATTCTTTGCTCACCCTTTGCCTTTGCTTGTAATGGATATAGATCGTCTATTTTTCTTTTTAATATATCTAAACCTTCTGCGGTATGGGTTTTTGGATTTGATGCAAACTCATCAACAACATTTTTTACATCTTGTAATTTTTTAATTGTAGGAGTGTCGTATTTTGGTATGCCTTCATAAAAAGAATCAGCGACAAGCTCGCTCATTTGTTTTTGTATTGGTGCAAAGTCTATGGGTTGTTCCGCAAGCTTCAATCCTTTTATACCACTTGTATATTCAGCAGCTCTTTGTGATCCCATGTCTTTCAAAGCAACAAATGCTCTATCAACAACATCTAATTGCCCTGTGTCTTCTCGCATGTTTCTTATAAATCTTTCTTGAGCAGATCCGCCTGTTGCACCAGCTTTAAAAGCTTGGCCTATTGCTTCTGATCCCACACCAGTTGTTAATCCTAAAGTTTCTTTTGCTGCGGTGCTTACAGGACCAGCTACCTTTTGTGCGCCTTTTAATGATAATCTTACTGGATCTATGGCTTGTCCAACCTTACCAACCTTTTCTGCTGTAGCAGCTAATTTTGGTGCTTTTGCTGCAATAGTAGCTCCACCTGTTAATACAACTGATGCGTCAGCTAAAAAACCAGCAGGATCTTTAGCAAAGGTTTGTTTTATATTTTCTAAACCACCATATCTATTTGCAAAGTATTGACCTACAGCCCTGGCTGTCTTTTCGTCTTTTTGCTCCCCAGGTATTGCCAATTGGACTATTCCTTTTCCCAGGGCATAAACTGATTTTGCTGTTGTTATGGGTTGTAATAATGGGGTTACTATATCTTTACCAAGCTGTAGTGTGCTTCCTGGTAAATTTTGTATAGCTTGTTTTAAGACTGGCTGCTCGACTTTAGGTGCTGTAGCAACAACCTCTTCAACCTCCTGTACCTTTAAAAGATCATCATATAAAGACATTTATACTATCGCCCTCCGCTTTCTTGTTCTTTTAATAGTTTTGCATATCTTAAAATAGACTGTTTTTCCTCTGTGGTAGGAGCTTCTTTATATCTATTAAGCACCTCTTCGCTTGTCATGGATTTATATTCATCAAACAATACTGAATCTAAAATGTTGTCAAAAGTTACATCATCTTTTTCGTAACCTTTTAATGTTCCTTTGTCCATCCAATAAGCAAGTTGGTTATCTTTACTTTGTTTAATTGATTTTAATTTCGCGCTAAGTCTTTGTAGCCTAGGAATATTTAACTCTTCTGGAAGACTTTGGTTAAAAGATGCTCTTATAAGTCTGTTAGCCTCTCTTTCGGTAAACTGTGCGCCTAGTGTCTCTCTCAAAGATTGGAATGTTATATCACTAATCTCATCCAGGAACCCAACCGCTCCAGGTGCCAATACTGGTTTAAGAGCCTCTGGAATAAAAGTAAACCCAGGTCCAGATACATTTTCCTCACCAGCATATAGCCTGTTAATTTTATTATCCAGGTTGGCTAAATTTGCATCCACTTGCGCGGATCCGCTTGATACCCATTTTTCTGCTGTTTGCGTAAATCTTTCGTCAAGTTTTTTTTCTCCAGGAGTTAAAAGCAAACCACCAGATTTAGCTTTTTGTTTTGACTCTTCAAGTTTTCCCATTGCCTGCGGATCATATTTTAAAGCTCCAGTTATGGCTAAAAATTGATTTTTTAATACAGGATCTGTAATTGTTTGCGCAAAATCATAGTTTTGTATTGCAGCTGTGTCATCTCCCTCGTCCGCGGGAGCGTCTACGTCTAATACAGGCTTGCCAGTATCAACATAATAATGAATACCGCCTTGCTGAACCGTTTTCCTGGGTTGTTGTTTAAAAGACTGCATTACTGCTTGAGACTTCAGTGGTGTACTTAGTTGTTTATAAAAATTCTTTTGTGTTTCTGGAATGTCCAGGGCGTCAATTGATGCGTTTAAAGTTCTTTCATTTCTAATTCTTGCATCTTCTGCATCTTCTGCTGCATATTGCTTTTGTATACCAGATACTGTTGCGAAAGGATCTCCACCTTTTAGCGCAGTTCCTGTTGCAGAGAGCGCCATACCAAGTCTTCTTTGTCTTGCAATTGCTTGATCGTATTCCTCTTGCGTTAAAGGCGTTTTTGGTTTTCCTATTCCCATGATATTTATGTTCCTGTAGGTGCTGCTGGGTTAAAATATCCACCAGATGCCAAAGCTCCAGCTAATTTTGCTGCATCACCTAATGCTCCCAATGGTGATCCAAATTTTTCTTCAACTGTGTTTCTACCAATTAAAGCTGGCATACCTTGTATACCCTGTCCAAACAATCCTAATTGATATGCTGGGTATTGTTGCTCTCTCATAAACTCGCTGAAGTCAAAGTCTCTGCCTTGTTGCTCTAGTCCTCTGGCCAAACCACCGTAACCACCAAGTAATCCTAGTGCTTGCGTTTGTCCGCCTAATAAACCACCCAGGAGTCCAGCTTGTTGTTGTCTGCTTCTTAGCTCCAGCTCGGGGGCGAGCATGGCCATCTGTTGTTGTCTTGCTATGTCAGACTCAGCAGCTCTTTGCGCTTGCTCAAATCCTGACTGTCGTAAACCAGCAACTGTCCTGGCTTCTTGTTCTTGTAAAGGTCTTAATGCTTCTTGCTCGTATATAGTTCCTCTTGAGCCACCAAACGCACCAGATCGCATTGCTACATCTTGCGCTTGCTGTTGTTGTAAATCTCTACGTCTAGCAAAGTCTTGCTCTGTTAGGTCTATAACTTGTTGTTGGTAAGGTGATTGATATGCACCAATATCTACATCTAATAAAGATTGCACATCTCCCATTTGTGGAGCTTGTTGACCAGCCAATTGCTGTAATTGTCTTGTGGGATCAAATCCACCAAATGCACTACCAAACAAACCCTGTATACCAGCACCCATTTGCATCTCTTCTGGAGATAAACCAGCAAACCTATCTCCAGTATAACCCTGGAATGGCATGTCGGCTGCTTCTTGCGCTCTAGCTAGATAGTCTTGATAGGCATCTTTCTGCCAATCTGGTAGCGTTGCCGTGGCTTCTGTTTTTGTTTTTCCTTTACTCATAAATCTTTTCTAATTAAATGTTCTGTTACAAATCCAAGATGTTTAAGCTTTCTTGTCCATCCTTTTCTGCCACCACCGTAAAGCCTTTTGACTCCACATTTCTTTGCGTACTCTTCTATGTGTGGCAACATCGCCTCTAACTCTTTATAGTCACCACCACAAAAGAGTAAGTTCATTGCGGTGTGCTGTGGAAATACTACAAACTCTGTTACAAATGCTGCATTGTTGCTAGCCCAAAGTAGGAATATTCCTTCTCTTATTTTATCTTCTATGTCATCAATTGTATAGGCATCTTGATGTTTAACCGCTTTTGCTATAAGAGGTTTGGTTCTTATCCATTCCTCTTGCCAGCTTTCATTAATCGCCTTTTGCATACTCTACTAGGCTTGCAATGACATTAATGTTTGCATGGCTTACTTGTATTTTTAGGACCTGTCCAGCCGTTAAAACTAAATCATTTTGTAATAATTCGTCAGTTGCGTGTGCTGTTATATTGTGTTGTTTAAAAATGTAAAAGTTAGATGCACCAGTAGTTATTGATATATCTATGTTTGTTTGTTGGTTGCCGTGGTCACATACTAAAATAGACTCTACAATGGCAAAATCAAAATCCGTACCAGTCGGTGCTGTATATATTGTTTCTAAAGACGTTGTTCCAGATACAGTCAGTTTAGAATTAGTTACTCTTTGTATATATTGGGCTTTACTTTCTGGTGATATCATCTTCTACCTCTTGGTTTACCATCAACTCTTATGACTCCAACCTGGAAGTCTTCTGTTAAAGATCCTGTAATTTTCATTTGTACCTGTCTTGCGCTAAACCTTGCATCAGTATATCCGTCTGTTTGGAAGGTAAAGTTACCAAAATCTGTTTGAGATCCTAAAGGTGTAAAGCCACCAGTAAATCCTATAGTTATACCTGGCAAGTTTGCAGACTCTTCGTCTGGAATAATTTGGTTTACCTGTATAACTCTGTCACCGTTGCCTATCTCTATAGGTGCGCTAGTACAAAATGGCACTTGATTGCCTATGCCTGGTGAGTCAAACAATGGTCTTTTATCATGCTCGTATACATTACCGTTTGAGTCGCATGCTATTGGATTAGCAAACACTCCCTGGTCAATCCAGCATGTTCTATCCATAGATCCTATGGACCATACATTATCTAAGTAGTTCCAGATAACATATTTGTTTGGTGTTGGTTGGTAGTCATCCCCAACTGGGAAAAACCACCATATCTCATTAAAGTCTACGTTATGTGTACCAAAAGTATTTTCTTGTGTACCAGATTGTATGTTATCAAAAATGAAATCATGCACATTTGATTTTAGTTCTTTTACAGTACCTGAGTATGTGAAAAATGAGTTCTCGCCAATCCATGATATGAAGTCACCAGAAGCAACTATGCCTCTAGGACAGATAGCCTTGCAGTTAACTCCAGCGTCTTGTATTCCATATACAAATGGAGAACCAGCATAATACATTTTATTAATACCAATATCGGTAAATATAATAACGCTGTTCTGCCACTTAACTGCATACAAGGCTCTACCACCAGTAGGTATTTGCAAGTCTCCAGCTGTGTTTCTTGCTGTTGCGGTCCAGTTGGTATTGTCTTCTCTATCGCTCCAGGATATTTTCCTAGGATCGCTGTATGAACCAATAGCTACCAAGTGTCTTTCATTGGTTACTATAATAGCCTGGCATCCTATTGGTGAGTTTGTTATTTGTGTAGCTATAGTATCTGGAGATCCTGAACCTGCATCTGGTCGCCATTGATATATTTTACCGTCACTAGAACAGCAAAATACTAAATGCTCTCCCCAGTTATCAAATGAGAAATGATCTGTTTTTAACGCAAGCGTAGACGCTGATCTTGCAACTCCATAATTCTCTTCGTCATAATCGTATGTACCATAGCCATTTGAAGTATTGACAGAATCGCCAACAAAACCCGATGGTGTGATATCTATCCAGGCATCATCATAAAATACATAAACTTTTGTTCTTGTACCAACAACCAGAACCTTGTCTCCGTCATTAGTTCTATAAGAATACATGGCTATCGGCGTGCCTGCTAGGGTAGTATTTTCAAAGTTTGTCCAACCGCCAATAGGTTTCAGATAACCGTTTTCAAAACGTACTAAATCACCATCTACCCAACGTCCTTTGTTGGCGTAATCAGTACCGTTTTTTACTATTCCTGCGGGTGGTGTGATTGGGTATAGGGCCATTGTCAGCTCCTATACTGTACGTTTCCACATATAAGCAACTATGTATGGTTGTAAGTTGTTATGCGCGCTTCCGCCACCTGTGGCTTGTGTTGACTGTGTTGATGTTGGTGAACCACCAGCAACCTCAATCGCTCCAGATCCACCTGGATTATCACTAGCATCTAAAGCATGTGTATGTGATGGAATTTCGCTAGTTGTTAATGTGTGTGTTTTTGCACCGCCAGTCTCTCCTACTGTGTCAAAGTCTGTATCAGTAGAATCTAAACCAACTACAACCTTACCAGCTCCAAAAGCTACCCATGTGCCAAAACCAAGTAATGTACCTGGATTGGTTGCACTAGTTGCATTGATATAGATAGATCCAACTGGATATACTTTTTCTAGTACGTTAGTACCATTGATTTGTAGCTCGCCACCAGTAGTATTTACATTACCACTAGCTGTAACAGTAGTTCCTGTTATTGTAGTTGCTGCAACAGTTGAGGCTGTAGTAGCACCGATAGCAGTATCATCAATAGCGCCACCGTTTATATCTACTGTGGTTAGTGTAGATGTTCCAGTTATTGTTGCGCTGTTTAGTGTGGCTAAACCAGTTGTTGATAAAGTAGTAAACGCCCCAGTTGATGCTGAATTTGCACCGATTGGAGATCCATCAATTGCACCGCCATTTACATCAATAGTTGTAAAAGATGCTGTACCAGTAGAGGTTAATGTGCCTGTTACTGTTAAGGTTTTATTATTACCAACATTAAGACCTACACTAGTACCTGCGCCGTTAGCAGCAAAAATACCGTCAATGATATCTAAATCATTATTTAATCTGCCACCCCATTCATTAGTAGCGCCTCCTACTTGTGGTTTTCTAAGTTCTAAATTGGTGGTGTAGGTATCTGCCATAATGTTTACTTCTTAAATTTGGATAGTATTGTATCTATCCATTCTGGTTTCTTTTTATTTATTATAAAGTATATTATCCCAATTATGATAACAACTTGAAAAAGTGTTTCCATCTACTCGCCTATAGTTTTTGTTTCAGTAGTAGGTGTTATCTCTTCTGTTATCTTAGCATCTAAAGCAGACTTTAAGTTTGCTACTTCCTCTTCACCCATATTACCTTCAACCCAACCAGTAACTATTGTGTTAGTTAATTCGTCAAAAGGTTTAAAGTCTGTACCGACATCTTCTAATGATAATGATTGAGTGCCATAAACACTAGCGGTGTATGGTACTTCTTGACCATCTACTTCGTGTGTTTCACTGCTTGTTGCGTTAAGTCTCCAGTGGACGTTGTAAACTGTGTCTGTGTGATCCTCGTATTCTGGGTACACGTCTACTGTTTTACAGTCCCATTCGTATGTATTTGCCATCTTGTTCTCCTATAAAGTTGTTATTATGAAAGCTAGGAGTTCATTATACCTTACTCCGAGCCTAGTTTGCTCTACTCCGTCATCATCTTCCCAGGTCTGTGATATAAACATACCATAGTCACCTGCATCCAATCCTTCTGCTGTAAATGCATCTTGTAAGTCTTGAGCTATAACTCCGAAGTGTAATCTAGCATCATCGCCTTTTTCTGCTACTGCATCTTTCCATCTGAATCTTCTTATCAAACCTTTACATGCTGTAGCAACCCTTTGCTCTGCATCTGTTAATGCTTGTATATCTTGTTTTTCGTTTTCATCAGAAGTTTGAATAGTGCCATTGGTTGCATAGATGTCATCAAATCTAGCGTTTGATGAACCTAAATCAATTGCATTGTCTCGTAAAGCTCCTAAATTATCACACGGTATTATTCTATTTACAGTTATGTAGCTCCAGAAAGCTAACCCTACTCCATTTCCAGCAGACTCAGTTCCTCCATTAGCTATGTAAAGTTCTGGTGCATTATCTTCAGGTTCTTGGAAACCTATAATACCTCTACAGTCTGTAGAACCTGCACCTACAAACTCTATCATTTTACCAAAAGTTTCTGTAGTATCTTGTAAAGTTAATACGCTATCTGTTACAGATGACTTAGCTGTTGAAACGTGTAAAGGTGTTTCGGGTGCAGTCGTACCAATTCCAATGTTGCCTGAGGTATCTACAGCCAACCTATAAGAACTAGCGGTGTTATCGTAAAGTCCAAAAAGACCGCTAGATGTTGCTGTAAGAAAATAATCTCTACCACCAGTTAAATGAAGTCTTGGTGAATTATCACTATTGGTAAATTTACCATACCCATTTACTTCAAGCTTTGTACTAGGAGAAGTTGTGCCGATGCCAATGTTGCCACCTGATGGATTTATTGCAGTATTGGCGTATGCACCACCTGTAAAGGTTTCAATAATGCCTCTTGTTCCATCATGCCTTGACCTTAATAAAGTATTGGTACTTGACCAAACATCAAAAACACCTGCTACTTGTAATTTTGTTCCTGGTTGAGATGTAGTAGTACCTACTAACAGGTTGCCTGATGAGTCTATTCTCATGCGTTCTGCAGTATCTGTAATGAAATACATATCATTAGTAGCAACACCAATCATATTGCCATCATTTGTACTGTTACTATCTTCAATAATGATGTTTGCTTCTGCATCCACGCTTTCAAACTTTGCTGTA